AATGATCGTCTTGGGCAGTCGCACCTGATGTACCTGCACCTGTACCTTTAGCAGGTAAGTTGTTAGATACATAAAGTCGGAAGCCGTGTAAGTTGTTTACAGCTAGTCCGTTTTGTAGACCTGATCCACCGTAGTCAGAATTTAATAGACGTGAATCTTCGTCTTTTAAGATTTCCATGAACACTGGGTCTACAACCAGCCATCTGCCTCGTGAGTCAACATTTGCTGTATCCATCTGACGAGCCATACGTGCAATCACAGTCAACGGAGATGTCACAGATGTTGACAACGCTGTTGCACCTGGAAGACGTGCAGCTAGAGGAATGGAGTCACCAGTTGTACTTGATGAAGCTGATGTTGTGATGTGTCCAATGTCAGACGCATCTAAACGGTTAACCTTTAAAAATTCACCGTTAATCTCACTGCCTGTTGGGTGCTGTGCAGTACCTGAAACTGAGGTAGTGATAGCACCGTTTGCAGCGTGACCTGACATATACTGAAGCAAGTCTGCATCCATTGCGTCAGCCATTTTGTATGCTGCTCTGTCTGCAGCTAGGCTAACGAAATCAACTGATGCGAACTGATCTTCGATGTCATCCATCTTAAAAGCAAAATAGTTAGCTTTGTCAATGGTTAGTGAAAACTCAGAGTCATCTAAGTCTTCTACAGATATTGCAGTTTTACGCTCTAGAGCATTGACTGTTACATCAGGCTCTTTCTGAATGCGAACTACATCACCTTGGTTTGCAATGTCTCCGAAGTAGGAGTTGTTAGTAATTGCGTTTGCAACAGATGCTTTTCTTAGAGCAATCTGTGCTTGTTTGGAATAGATTATCGGGCTGAAATTACCGTCAAATCCGCTTTTGCCAGAGGCAACTGCTATAGCCATAGTTAAATCTCCTTTATAGATATGGCGTGAGAATAGACACTACATATCCACTATAAAGAGGCTCTTGGTTTTAGGGTAGTCAGTTTAAAGATACGTCGGCCAACCTATCTGAACTGGGCCTATACTTTGAGGTAAGTCTTTTTGTGGCTAGTGCTTGTTAAAGCATACACACTAATTATGGTGTATATACTATAGTTTTACTTATGAATTTTGTTTTGTCAACTACTTTCTTGACATATCATAAATAAAGTTTCCTGAACGTTGAGCATCCATTATTTCTGCCTGACGCTTTTCGTATTCTTTTATTGTCATATTAGCTACCTGAGATTCACGCAAAATCTTTGATGTTTCATCGTGTTCAGGTGTAGTATTACGTTTAGTCTTTATCGATGATGCTGCACCTTTGTCTGGGGCAGATGCTTTTTTAGTTGTTATACCTTTGTCAACCTTATACAAGTCTATGACACGAGCTACAGATTTAGCATCATCTACATTTTCATATAGTGCATCTTGTACCCACTTAGGTTGTTCTTTAGCCCATTCATGGAACACATCATCAGCACGAATATTATTAAAGTCAGGATGTAGTGCAGCTAATTCAGCTTCAGCCTTTTCACGCTTTGCTGTAATACGTAGCTCTTCTACTTCTTTTAAACGCTTGTCTATATCTGATGAACGCTCTTGTGCTTTCTTGTCAGCTATAGCTTCAACGATACCTGCTACATCAGGGTACTTCTTAGACCAAGTTTCAATCTCTTCGTCTGACTTAGGAAGTACAAGTTCATTCTTAGTAGCAGACTCTAGCTGTGACTCTAGCTTCTCGAACCTGAGTTTCCACTCTTGTTCTTTATCTTTCATGTGCCGCCTGATGTCACCATAGCGTTGCTTGAAAGTCTTCTCTTCAGCACTTAGGTCTGCATCATCGTCATCTGCTTCTTGTGCTTCTGCTTTGGGTTCTTCTTTTTGTTTGGTATCACCCTCTGCTTGAACTGGTTTAGCTTCAGGCTCTTTGCTATCGGGTTTAGCTTCAGCAGTTTCTTCTTGGGTTTCATCTTCCTGTGTATACCCTGCTTCTTTTAATATCTCACGTAGCTCTGCTTCGTCTTTATTAATTCTTGCTTGGTTACGCATATGAGATGCGGAATGCACCTCTACTTGTTCTACTTCAGCCATTTGTTTTCTCCTTATGTTGGGGCCAGCCGTAGCTGGGTAGCCTTATAGTTATATGGAATTATTATTATTTATAGGTCTTCTATATTAGATGCGTCTTCTTCATCTACCTGAGATGCAGATGTTACTCCTATATTTTCGAATTGATCTTCCTCATCTTCCTCTACATACTTATCAAGATCAGAGCCTGTGACTATATTAGACGATGTTATAGTTGGAGAAGGAGGATCGTTACTACTACCACCGTTACCCGATACAATCGGAGCAGGAGGTGGTGGTGGTTCAGATCCACCTTGTGTAGCAGTTAGTGGATCTTTGAGTACGTATTTACTAAAGGCTCCACCTGATCTTATTACTGTGTCATCCATTATAGCCCTGTGCAAGCTACCTTTAAAGTCTATAGCTTGCTGTACAGAGTATTTAGACATATTACCTCTTATAGCTTCTCTTCTAAAAGCCTCTTTTTCTTCAGGTGTTTTTAACTTAGAGTACTTATCATAAAAAGCGTTTTGACCATCTCTCATTCTATCTATAGCTTGGAAGTGAGCTACAACCGCGTCATCACCTCTTTGTACGGCTGCATCATAAGCTTTTCTTTCTGTGCCAGCCCAAGGGTAGTCTGGATTAGGTTTATCAGAAAGTTGATTATTTGCAGTATTATACTTAAACTGAGGTTGTTTTTTCATTGCGTCTATACGCTCTTGGCTCAACCCAAAGTCATCACCTTCTCCAACACCAAGTAAATCACCTAAGAATGTTTTACCAAAGTCAAACTTCTCTTTGTAATTCTTATTGTAGTACTCTCTGTCTGTTAAGCCTTTTCTAAGATCCTGAAACATTTTTACTTGATCAGGTTTCTTTACCATATCTATTTTTCTATCAATAGCAGCTAGTAGTTTCTTTTGATCAAACTTTCTTGCAGCACCAAACACAGCAGTACCTACACCACCTGTTAATATACCTGACAATATAGGTAGTGCTCTAGAGGAGTGGTATCTATTAACACCTTCTTTTAACCCTGCATAGTCTGCAGTATTGTAGTCTATATTTCTAGACTTTCTTTCTGCTGCACGAACACTATCCGCTAAACCTTCATTAGGATCATCATTATTATTATTATTTACAACCTCCTCTTCTGCAGGAGCTTCCATCGTGTAACCTTCTGGTGCTGATCCTATTTGCATACCATTATAGAAAGGTACTTCTATTTCTTGACCATCAGGACCGTAGAACTTAACAAACGAATAGCCGCCACTAGAAGTGCCACCTCCGTAGTTCATAATAACTTGGGTAGGATCATTAGGGTCTTGTGTAAAAGCTGCACCAGGGTCTATATCTACTTGCGTATCTTCAGGTAGACCTCCATTAGAAAAACCAACAAGACCACCTTCATCCATCTCCATAGTTTCTAGTTCTTCATCAGAGAAAGGCAAGTCCATCTGGTCTTCTTCATCTTCTATAGGCTCACCGCCAATGCGTCCATCCTCTTCCATCTTAGCTAAACCATCTTTAGCTTTCCTGCGTAAGTCTTCAAAGAACTTAACACCGTAGAAACGTAAAACATCAGCAGGTACAACGTATTCACCTTCACTTAGCATTGCAGGTATATCATCTCGTACTTCTTCAGGTAGAGAGCCTGGAGGTACTTCATTGCCTGATACTGGATCTACTTCCGTTCTTACTGATTGGAATACTGCATCTGTTTGTTCGTCTTCATTTAACGCCATTGATTTTGTCTCTCAAATATTTTAGTCTCCTAAGTGCAGATATTGCACCTTGGCAACGGTGTAAATCTATAGTCATCTCTGACTGCTCTAAACGTCTTTGTTGTTCAAGAACCAACTCATCTATCTCTTCACAAAACGCATCCCACTGACCTTTATTGTTAACAAAACTCTTAAGCGACATTACCTGCAAAACCTTCCTCACCTGGTACTGGTGCTACGCCTGTACCTATAGTACCGCCACCTGCGCCTGTTTGATCTTGTGGATTAGCACCTGCTGGTACTTCAGTTGGTGCACCTTCTGGTGGTGGAGCCATGCCTGGAGCTTCAGGAGGTGGTGGAGCAGGTTGTTGAAATCCTTTGAGTATCTCAGCTTGTATAGCTGCATCTTGCATAGAGTTAGTCACTTTGTTAGGATCAAGGTCCATACTCTTAGCGATCTCACGAATGATGTAGTCCATCTTAGCAAAAGGTGCTAGGGCAGGATTCTGTACTACACCCAAGAACTGCATCAAGCGTTGGCTACGTACTTCGTTAGCCATCAATGACTCAGTACCATTCGCCATAACTTCTAGGTCACCCTTGATACTTTCATCAAAGTCAAACTGCATGTTAAATGCAAAGAATGCTCTACCTATAGGTGCTAGTAAATAATCGTCAACATTCTTGACAACAGATCGTATAGAACCGTTAGCTGCAGACATAAGCATACTGATACCAGAAGCCGTTCTTCCCACACCTTGTAC